TAATCGATTTGCTCTAATGCTTCTTCTATGCACGCGCGAGCGTAACCAAAATTACCTCTCCATTCAAATTTATGTTCATATATTCTATATGCCACTAGTAAATTTTCTCCATTCAATCATATTTTTGATATTCTGATGTCGCCATTTAATATTGTCTAATATCTCTTTTAGGACATCAACTAATTCTTGTTGGTGAGCTATCTTAGCTTGTTGTTCTTGAATAAGAGGATCAGCATCATACCATTTATCTAGATCTCCCTTTAATACTGTTAATCCATTTAATGGATCATATTCCCAACCTTTTTGATCTAATTCTACTTGAGATAATTTACCACCATAGTGTAAAAACTTATCTCTAAGCAGGGGTTTAAAGTCTAGCTCGAGCTTCTTCAGCTTTAGTCTAGATATGCTGTGTAATTCTAGGTATTTGGAATGGAGTTTTGCGGAATCTCTGGATGCTTCATCAAGTTGCATCTCATCAATAACAGAGTCTTTTTTCCACATTAGTAAGATAGATTCGATATTCATAATGTATATTATACCACACTTTTAGCTAAAAGTAAACCGTTTTTTAACTAAATTCGAATAAGGTATATTTAAATGTTACTGTTGCTTGTACGTATTCTAGAGATCCAGATTGAGCATTAAATTCTATAGAGGATAATGAGGTAGGAAATATTTCTTGAAATGATATTTCTTTAGCTACATTATTATGAGATGTTAAGATCAATAATCTTGCATCATATTTGTATCCTTCAGCATCTTTAGCCTGTATTACATTTACCATCCAATTATAAATCTCAATATAATTTTCTAGGTTTTCTGTAATATTAAAAGTTACACTTAAGTCCTCAAAGGTTAATCTATCCCCTGTCATACCAAGGTTAACTCCTTTATAAGGAGTATCTATAGAAGATAAACTAATTCCAGGAAGGTTAGCTGCAGTACAAAAGTACTCAGTATTAGCCATATTGGAATCAATCTTGAGTGTAAACCCTATAGGGCTTAAAAAATTTTTATTCGTCGTTAGGGCCATAAGTTCTATTTTGCCATTTTTCTAATAACCAGTCATGCCATCTATCTACATATTCATCTCTAGTTAGTCTATTTCCTGCTGCAGGTAAACTAAGATTTTCATCTTCATTGTCTAACCACATTCTAGTACAGAAAGAATCAAAGTCATTTTGTAAATGCATCTGATTTGTTAATTTGGTCATAATACTATTTATACGCCAAAAAAAAGAGGATCCGAAGATCCTCTTTTAGTTCGAATCGAATAGATTACGGTTAGACCATAATGTCGTCAACTCTGAAAATACGGAAATAAGGGTTAGCCCTATCAGTACCAGTTCCGTCAACAGCGACGAAAGGATTGGTAACCATACCATATCTTGTTTTGAACCCAATACGAGGTTGGAAGTCACTCTCGCCGATCGCTTTGACCATAGTCAAAGGAACGTACGGGCAGTAGAACATACCAGCGTCATAAGGATTAGATCCGCGATACCCAACACATGCGAAATCGCCAGTTGAATAAGGATCTATGTAGACTTTTAAGCGTCCGTTAAGAACTCCAGCAAAAGTATTGCCAGTGTCATCAACAGATAGTCCAGTTGAAAGTGCAGGAGAGTAATCCATTACACCTGAAGCTGCTAAAGCTGAAGCTACGTCAGAAGAACAAAGTACAAAGTTACCTTTTCCTCTACGAGTTTCTTTAGCAATTACGTTAGCTTCTCTTTCGAGTTGCATAACTAGGCCTTTGAATTTCTCTGCCATCCATCTACCATCAGAGTCAGTTCCGACATCAAAGATACCAGAAACTGCTGTGCTAGATTGAAGCGCACCAATTTTTGCCTTCGTTAGAATTGTTCTAACAACTTCTCTATTGATTTCCGCAAGGATTTCAGCAGATAGAATATTAGCCAATTCACCTTCAGCGTCGAGGCCATGGATAGCTTTCAGATCTTGTGCTAATTCCATAGTGTACTCTGCTTTCAGCGCTCTTGATTTAGCTGTAACGGTTGATTTCTCGATTGAGAAAGCCATTTCAGCGAATGCAGCACCAACTCCACCAGATGTACCACGGGCTTCCGCAGTAGCTGTTGGTAAACCAGTACCGAATGTAGAAACGGTGTCCGCTTCATCGGCAATAGTTGCATCGGTATCAGCATCAGTAACACCCACTAATCCAGTTGGATCAGCTTGGTGTGTACCAGTACCACCGAAGTCAGTATCAGCTTCATCAAATAACGCTTCAGTTCCGCCTTGGGTTGTGTAACGAGATTTCATTGCGAAGATAAGGCCAGTTGGTCCAGACATTGGTTGGACTCCAGCTATATCATATGCAATCAAATTAGGCATTGCACGCCTAACTAAAGAAATTAAGACTGGATCGAAATTGTCGACACCAGAACCAGTGACGTTAGCCGCTGCCTCAGATATATCTCCAAAAGATCTTTGTTGTCTTTCTTCCCTTAGGGCTACTTCTTGGTTTTCAAGAAGACGTGCAGTAACCGCTTTTCGATATTTGTCATCGATCGCTGGAGCATCTTCATGCTCTAGGACAGGTGACCATTTTTCGATTAAGTTTTGGTCTGCGTTAAACATTTGTTAATTCCCCCATAAGGTTTAAATGTTATTGATTGTGTTTACTAATGGCTTGAGTGTATGCAGACATTGTGTCAGATACTGGAACTGAATCAGCTCCGCTATCTTTCCCAACTAGTGCATCAGATTCATCAGTTGATCCCTCAGGCTCGGTTTTAAAATAAGACTCTTTGACGGTCTTAACTTTCATTTCGAAAGTTTCTTCGTCTTCAAAATCTATATCTTCAACTAAACCAGCGAGTTTCTCAGCTTCTGTATCTGCTAAGCCTGAAGATTGTCTACGAACGATGTCTGCTCTTTCAAAAGATTGAGCTTTGTCGTTTAATCGTATATTATCTTCTGTGGATTTATTGAGTTGTTCTTCCAGTTCAGAAACTTGATCAGCGAGATCGTCGATCAGGTCAGCTTTACCTTCTGGAACTTCAATATAGTGTTCCTTGAACACAGATTGTAATGAACTCATGAACTCTTCAGCTATTTCAGTCCTAAGACCTTGCTGTACAGCTACTTCGTTCTCTTTCATCCAATTCTCAATTACGTAGTTAAGATAAGAATCTACCTTTTCTACGATTTCGTTTTGAACGTCAGTTACTTCTGTTTCAAGATTTTGCGCATATTCAGACTCTAGTCTATCTATCTCAGTGCCTACTTTTTGAGTGTAAGCAGCTTCGAAAATAGCTCCAGCCTTCTCACGGAATCCATCAGATAATGTAGCTTCGTTAGCTACAATAATATCTAAGTCATCTTCCCAGTCAGCACTTTCTTGCTTAGGTGAAGCATCGGAAGGTTTGGCTTTGATAGTTTTATCTTTTTCCTTTTTTCCTTGTGCATCAATAGCTTTATGTACTGAACCATCGTCTGTTGACTCGATATTTGAAATCATCTTTGCGAACAACTGTTGCGCTTCGTGCTTTTTAGCCTTTTTCAGCATTTCGACTGCGGCATTAATTACTCCAGCTTTAGTTTTTGGAACAGATGGAGCTGGAGGAGAAGATTCTTCAACCTCTTCCTCTTCTTCATCTTCTTCTTTCTTAACCTTAGCTTCGGCAACTTCTTCAACTTCCTCTTCAGAAATCTCTTCAGAAACTTCGTCAGACTCAGTTGATTGCTCTGCAACTACTTCTTCTTCGTTAGCTTCTACAGCTACTTCCAAAGTTTCATCTTGAGCTTCTGCTTCATCAGAAACGCCTTCGACTACGTTAGTGATTGTATCACTTAAGTTTTCGTTTGACATTTTTTTGTCTCCCAAAGTGAGTTTAAAGTTTAGAGAGGAAATTTTTGAACGCTTTTATCTCAACATCTGGCAAGCCAGTTATTGAAGCACGTTTTATTTCAGTCTCAATTTTTTCAATTTCTTGAGCTTCTAAGATACCATTATTCCATACCCAGTCAACTCCTTCCATGACTCCGTTAACAAAAGCTGACGGAGCAGAAGGGTCTTGGACTATATCAATGGAGGCTAACATAAAGTCATCCCTCACATACATGCCACCTTTTCTGTTCTCAAGAGTTCCCATACCACGACTTGATACACCCAACTTTACACCACCTTCAAGTAAACCTTCAACGATTTGACCCATAGGGGTTTTAAGTATGGATGCTTTCCCTATAACATTATTTCCCTGAAATTCCAGGTTCGTAATCTTATGTGAAACTTTGTCAAGGTTAACAGTTGGTCCTTCCGGATGATTTAACTCTCCAACCGCTCTACCTTGTGAAACCTGCTCTTTTACGTATTTCTTTACAGCAGATTCCAAAATTCTTTTTTCGTATACACGACCGTTTCGATTCTTTGTCTCGGCCTGCATAAACACACCTTCAATGTGCATACTTTTCTTTCCATTAGTTTTCTCAATGAGAACCTCTAATGGACTATTAATATATTCTGATATTAACTTCATTTATTCCTCTTTGTTTAAAAGTTCTAAAAACTCTTTAACTGCGACTTCAGCATCTAGAATATTTTCAAATTCTTCATCTAATAAAGTACCATTTATTGATACTTGATATATATCTCTCTCATTATAAAAGATTATATTATTATCTTCTTCACTAAGCCTTTTTACGACTATAGCTTGATTTTCTAGACCCTTTCTGAGCTCGCTAAATAATAAAGTCATTTTATCCTTCTTCTTTTTCTTCAGGTTCTTTTCCTGTTGAAGAAGCTATATCAATTTTCTTAGCATCTAAAGCATCATTTAATTTAGTTTTCATTACATTATCAAATGCTTTATTTGCTTTAACACTATCTCCTTTAGAGATGTTATCAATCAATTCATTTGTATTCATAAAGTTTTCCTCTGTATCTATTTATAAAATTTAAATGTCTAGATCAAGATCTTCGCCATCATCTTCTGATTCTGTTTCGATCTGTCTATCTATTTCTTCTATTTCGTCATCAGATTGTCTTAATATCTGCTTACGAATCCATTCATTTGAAACATATTTACCTACATATTCATCTAACGAGGCTAACATTTCAAATCTTTCTCGAATCATTTCTGATTCTTTTAACTCACTGAAGTAATTATCTTCAATAAAGTCAAAAACTATTTGTTCTTTCCAAGAATCCCAATCTTGTTTAGTTATAACCTTCTTAAGCAATAACTGTGTTCTTAAAGCTTGGAAGAATAAGTCTGAGAATCTTTTTCTAAGTCTATCGATGAATTTCTTAAATTTAACTTCATCTCTAGATATTTCAGTAGAACGACCAAGACTAAATTGAGCTTCTTGTTCTAATCTATTAATAGGAACGTTTAATGCTCTATATAGTTTCTTTTGGAAGTATATAATATCATCAATATTACCAAGGTTTTCTCCTCCTGGTAGTGTTGATATTTCAGTTCCTCTTCCGCCTTCTCTTCTAGGTAAAAAGAAATCTTCCATCATGGACATATGTTTCTTATCGTCCTTGATCTCACCTGTACTAGCATCATATACCAATTTATTTCTATATTGGCTCATTATATTCTTAAGATATTCTTCTGCCTTACCTTTAGGTAAGTTACCAACATCAATATAAAATATTCTACGTTCAGGAGCTCTTGAAAGCCTATATATTACTAATGAATCCTCCATCATTCGGAGTTGATTCACAGGTTTAATTGCTTTCTGTAGATAAGATAATATTCTTGATCTACCAGGATCTAATTGGCCTGAGGTACAATATATTATAGAATCAGGGTGTATCTTAACACCTTGATTATGTTTTTCCATCATATTGTCTTGAAAGATAAAATACTCATCCTGCTTTACTATTAATTTAGCGCCGGTTTTAGGATCATCTTTCTCTTCGATCTCTTTAACTTTCCTCAATTTAACAGGGTCAATATATCTTAATTCTTTAATACCCGCTTGAGGTTTACTTTCATCAATTATTACATGATAAGGTAATCTTCCATCAACATACCATTTTCTAAATATATCATGTGCATACTGATTAAAGTTAACAAGTTTTAATATTTGACTAAATTCATTTCTAATACTATCTTTAATTTGGTCTGATACATCTAATGCATCTAAGATAATATTAACTGGGGATTCTTCATGATCTCCAACAATACTTTCATTAATAATATCTTCAATAGCTGCATCACACTCTGGCTGAGCTGCTATATCTCTATATTTCAATAATAAATCTATTTCATTTTTGGCTTTATCTCCATCTATATCGAGATATACACCAAAATGACCGCCGGTTGTTATAACACCAGCGCCATCCGATTCTGTATCAGGTACAAAAGAAGGACGTTCAGGTCCTTTCTTCTTCCTATTGATTTCAAATCCAAAAAATTCTGCCATGCTCTATCCTATAATATTATCAGAGGGGAAAGCATTTTCCCCCCATCAAATATATTTATACTACTTATGAAGTAGTGTCTGATTCCCAATACTGAACCTGTAGTTCTACAGCAAAGTCTTCAATTGCATCATTAGAGCTGTAATCAAGAGCGATCTCAGCCACCGAAGATGGCCAACATCCGCGGAAATCATACCTCTTAGAAGTAGTTCCGTCTTTTCTTAATTGCTCAACAACAACATCTGCAGAATAATCATTCATATCAACTAATCCTGTATTACTCTGATGATTGTTAATACCATTCATCCATTGCTCAAAAGCTTTTCTTACATTAAATTCAGCATCATTAATAATGGTAAGAGAAAGAGCTGAAAAAGTTCTATCTCCGGCCAAATTAAGTTTCCTTCCTCTAAAATCAACCACGATTGGGCCAATTGTAGATGCAGGAAGTGAAGCTGTTTTACATAAGAATGAAGTTAATTCAACATCCGCCGCTTCGACGAAAGTTGGGAAATTAACAGTTGCTTTAAATAAAGAAGGTCTAGCACCGCCACCAGCCAATTTCGATTTAAAATCGTCTATGCCTAAAATTGCCATGTCTTATCCTCCCTTAACCTTCAGATCCAGCTATTTCTGTAAATGAAACGCCGGTTCTGGTAGCTACAAAGTTTAAAGTAATATAATTAATAGATCTTGCAGGCTTGATATAAATATCAGCTACAAAACTATTAGTGTCTATTACTTGACTTGTATTGTTGGTTTCATCGCAAATGACTGAAAAATCTGTCAGTCCTCTACGACCCTTGACATCTCTTAAGAAAGGCTCTACCAAATTCTTAAACTGAGCTCTTGTGAATTCATCGTTGAATTCGAACAATTGAGCTTTAGCTGCAGTTGATACTGCCTTCTCTAAAGTGATGAATAATCTACGTACATTAATACGATCAAATGCAGAAGGTTTTGCTAATAGGGTTTTATCTCCAAATAGCATAGTACCTTGTCCAGGTAATGATACTAAAGGATTAACTCTTCCCTTGTATAGAGTATCTCTATCCGCTTGGACAGGATTCCATGCAAGTTTAGTTATACCTAATAGTTGTCCTCTGCTTACACCAGCTGGTGAATACCAAGCATCTGCAACTCTATCTGTATTAGCACATAATCCAGCAACGTGACCAGCTGCGCCTATCCAACGGTAAGTATCATTGTACTTATCGTAAACATAAACTGCAGAAGAATCACATACTGCGTATGAGCTAGAAGTTAGACCATTTGCAAACGCCATAACATCCGTAGCAGGAGCAGAAGCCCCTTGGCTATCTTCGATTGGAGGTGAGACAAAAGCTACACAATCTTTTCTTGCATTAGCAATAGAGATTAAGTCTTCAGCAATTGTTTCTGCTCCATTAGCATCTGGGTAAGCAAACAATAAACCAACATCAACTGTTTCAGAGTCTTCCAATAGGTCGTAACCTGTTGCAATCTCACCAACAGTAGGTGCGTTATCATCTGTTCCACCAGTTAACGAATCTTCAATAGCAGCCGTATGGCCAGCTATTGCAGTCGTAGCTGCTAATCTTAGATCAGCCCCAGCATTAGTTAATGTAGATGAATGATCCATCCATCGTACGTAGTCGGAACCATTATTTACCACATCAACGTAGTAATTAGATGTTCCATCTGGGTTTTTAGCATCAGAAGCTTGTGAAGCATATGCAAATGTTTCTAAAACAGTACCTGCGGTACCACTAAATACTCCATCTTCATCTATAACTGCTACATGAACTTCATCACCTATCGACCCCTTACCAAGATTCGCCGCGTACGTCGAAGTTCCTGGTGCACCATTGAAAGATGAGCTATAAGCCCAACCAGAAAAACTGGTGATTCCTTCAGTGATTAATGATACCTTCAAACTATTTCCTTTGACACCTGGATATTTAGCAGCCCAGTGACCAACGGCCCCTGCACCAGTATTATACCCTGAATCAACATAGTGAGTATCATTTTTAATCAAAAGTCCGTTATCCGCCACACCTGTAGCATTTAAATGCCCAGACTGGACGCGAACTACTTTCAAAGCGTTGCCGTACTTTAAGAACGACGCGGCTGTAAGAAAGTATTTGTATGTATTGTCATCCGGAGCACCAAAGGTATCAGCTAAGCTCTGTTCAGAACTAATGCTAACAACTTCACCGACCGGACCCCAATTAAATGACCCAGCGAATCCACCAATGCTAGTAGATACGGCAGGTACTACAGCAGTTGCGTCAATTTCATTGACTTGAACTCCTGGTGATACTTGAAATGCCATCGCTTTATCCTCTCAAAAAGGTTTGTTTATAAGTTAAATTTATAATATTAAACATAATAAGGTTATTTTCACTCGTAACTATTTATAATTAAAATAATCCTGTGGTCTTTGTATCTTCTTCGAACCAAACGTTTCCTTCACCATCTCCAAATCCATCATCTTTCTTTTGGCCATCATCTATAATTCCAAATGGAAGCATATCATCTTGTATTGCTTGTAATTGTTCTTTATATAACATATCTTTCATATCAATATTAGATATAGAAGTAAAAATATCTGTTGTGGTAAACCATCCAAATAGTACTAGATTCATCATTAGATCATCATGATTAGGAGCAATAGCCATAAAGGATTTTCCCCTAGCTACAAAAGTACTCATTTCTATAATAGTTTGAGCATCTCTTATTATTAATTTCTTTTGTTCAATTAGATCTTTTATAGTAGAACATCCTATACGTTTGACTCTTTGAGTCATTTGAGCACCAATAGCATTCTTTTTAATAGCTGATTCTACAAACATATTCTCATATTCAAGATCATAATATAATCCATTACATACTACCATTCCTGCATCATTTGATTCAACTATCACATAGGCTTTATTATAAGTTGTTGCATATTTGTATATAACATCTGGAAATAGCATAGGAGATATATTATTATCTCTAAATGTAGCTACTTGTTCAAAAGGATTAGTAGATATATCTATTATATTAAATGTTGAATAATCTTGTCCTCTTCCTTTCGCTGTATCTACCATTAACAAATAATCATGTTCTTTTATTGGTTCTTTATATACAAAAACATTCTCTTTAATATGTAATGGTTCAACACTTTTCTGAGATAATAGATAATTTGCTCCAATAAGTGTATTACCTCTACCATGAAATGTATTAGCAAACTCTTGTTCAAATTGCAATTCAGATGTATTCGATATAGTTTCTTCTTTCCATTTTTCATCCCTTCCTGGTACATCCCACCAATCTACTCTAAAGGGTTTAAATTCATTTGATCCTGTGGTTGCTCCTTCCCAAAGTTTATGGTATATATTACCAATACCATTAGCTGTTGATGTAACAATAATTTGTGTATCTTTACCAGCTGTAACAACAGGATAGGTTGAGGTATAAAATTGTGCATCATTTTCTACAAAAGCAAACTCATCCAAGAATAAAAGATTGATTGATAATCCTCTAATGGACGAACCGCTTGTAGCCGCAGCTATAATTCGCGAGTTGTTACTAAATTCTATACTCCCTTTATTAAGTGCTTTACATCCAGGCTGTAAAAAGAAAGGAAGGTTCTCGAGCGCGAGCGTTACACGCGCGAGCATCTCGCGAGCGACCGCGCCCTTGTTCGCGAGTATGGCTATAGTTTTTTCTGGATAGAAACATGCATACCATAAAAGATATACAACAGAAGATATAGATTTACCACTTTGTCTACATGCTAGTATAATGGAAAATCTATTTTTATGGAAATGCTTAAACATTTTCTCTTGATAAGGATATAGGTCAAAGTTTATAAGACCTTCATCAAGAGAGATAATCTTTACATATTCACGTGCAAAATATGCCGGATCTTTCTGACACTTTTGGTATTCTAGTATTTCTTTACGAGTAAAATCTGCAACAACACCATCTCTTTTGATAGAAGGGTTGCCTAAATATCCAAACTCGTTATTTTTAATCCTCTGCATCGACATCAATAATATTGTCCTTATCTAATAACATTCTTTGAAGCTCTGTAGTACTTCCTACAAATACATTGTTATTAGTAATTTCTCTCCTCACATCATCTTCGGTTAATTCTTTTTTATTCTTTTGAAGTTTCATTAGCTTATCAGTAATATCACCAATAGATTTTAGGTGATTAGATAATACTTCAAATGCGCGCGGGTGCTCGCTCTCGCGGGCGAGCTCGGCTAATGCATCCATTGATTGGGTACCAACACTT